AGAGCTAGAGCTAGAAGGAGGATTGTTCATCAGACCAGTAGTAACAGCTTGATTGATATCAAAAGGCTGTGTAGACGCAATAGAGCTATCGTAGGGCGTAGAAATATCGCCAAACTGTAAGTTATCTAAGCTTGGTGTTGGAGTACCATAAGGCTGTATATTCAATTCAATAGCCATTAGTAGCTTCCTCCCTCAATAGTGCCATTAAGGGTTCCTGACACAGTAACAGTCCCAGTAAACGTGGGAGATTCTTTATCTGCTTTACTATTTACAGCCGTCTGTACGTTAGTAAACTCAGTGTTTATTTCAGCCCCTCTCACGAGCTTATTAGCATCCCCTGTTGGTAGTGAATCCTTAGCCGCGAAGTTGACTAATTTAGTGTAATTGCTCATTAAATCATCCTTCCTAGTAATGCTTGAATATTGAACTCCTGAAGAGAAAAGGCTTGTGCGTTAAGATCTACCTCAATGCCTACTGTAACAAGTGTACCATTACCTGTAGCATTGATAGCCTTCTTTACAATTTGAAGATTAGAAGTGCTGTACTCGTCCACACCATACTCAGCTTCTCCGTAGTACGCAGGAGTTGAAGCAGCAATCTGTATAAAATCAGTAGAATAATCTGCTATAAAATCATATCCCCACTTAACCTTAACAGTTGTTTCGCTTCCAGTAATAACTGTAGGTATTATTTTCTTTAGCATTTTTAGTCTTGACGAGTCGCCAAAAGACAGAGGGTTGCTGAAGTATCTCAGGGTGTACTCTTCATCGTTGTCTAGGTAACCAGCGTATTCACCAATGCCTGTAGTGTTACCTACGAGTAATGTTCCATCTGACTTGCGAACAAAAGACAGGAAAGGTGAAGTAGGCCACCGAGTAACTCTGTGACTACCGTCTTCTAATGGGCCTCTCATGTCAAAGCAGAACGTTACTGACTGTGATGGGATACTGATTACATAGAAAGCGTTCTCAGGAGAGAAGACACTCTTGACCCCTCCGTCCCTTGTCTCTACCAGCGCCATGAAGTCGTTACGCACGTTTCTGCTTATGTCACGTAATGGCATAGACTTCTGCTGTACAATGCGTGAGAAGCTCTGTAAGCCCACGTGAGACAGGAACACGAGATCATCACCAGTATTCTGTATACTGTCGCGTTCAATACAACCAACACCAGCTAGGGTGTCAGCAATCTGCATAGTGGCTGGAACTTCAGCGCCACTGTACACGACAATAGAATGCTTGCCAAAGATGATTAAGAAGCCGTTGTGTGCGGCTAGTCCTATAATCTCATCATAGCCGTCAGGCCACACCTTAGCGATGTTGATAGAGCCTGATGAGCCACCACTCCAAGCAACACCAATCAACAGATCAGACCAGTATACAACCTGCTCGTCACAGACCCACAAGCGCCCATAAGCCGCCAGAGCCTCGTTAGAGCTAGGAGGAGTTCCTACATTGTCTGGATGATCTACAATCTCTAGCAGACCGTTGGTGTTGTCGTACACTAGAGGGCTTTGGCCTTGTTGGAAGAAGTACATCTTGTTGTTGAAGTTGACCATCTTCCAGTTGTCATCTGAGATTGTATAAGAAACAGGAGTTTCATCTACCAGTGTAGTAGTGCCGCTCATGATCTTATTGTTACCAGCACTGAAGATCTTCTCGTTGCCACCGCTATCTTCAAAGTACCCCATTGAAACAATAGCCGCCCCTGCTAGAGGCGTGTCTGTTTCTGTGATAAGGCTAAAACCCTTACGAGCGCCTATACGACCATATTGGTCAATTACACAGTTGTCAGCTACAGCGGCAAACGAGGGATCAGAAGCAATAGGAGAATCCTGAGTGTTCAGTCCCTTGAACGCTGGAGCTGTTATGCTTATGTTCTGTAATTGCTGAGGCATAGATTATACCGCTTGATATATGGTTTCTTCAGGGTGCTTTGAAGCATCCAAAGCAATGGCATCGCTCAACATATTCTTAGCCACTGAGAAGAGTTCTGCCGCACTCTGACCACCTGCCTCACCTCTCTCTGCAACAGCCATTGCCGTAGCTAAGTGAATGATAGGTAGTGAAGGGATTAAAACAGAGTCTGCATCTGCTTCCAGTTCTGGTGTACGCAAGACAGAGTTAAAGCGTAAAGAGTAAACACCGTCAGGGATAGGAGATAAATCAATTAGAGTGTCTCCGTTACCGTTGATACCGTTGAAGCTGTAGTACATTGGAGAGCCTGTAGCTGGCTCGTCTACTAGGAAGGTTTTGTTAAACCAGTGTGCGTCACGATACTTCATAAAGAAGTTTGAAGTGTCATTCACTACATCTAAAAGGTGGATACGGTTACCACTGCCTGTTAGAGCGTAGTTAAATACATCAGAAGAGGTTGTAACAGTAAGCGTAGTACGTAAGGCAGACCAGTTCCAAGCGTCCTCCACAATGCCTTTAGCGTCATTAACAAACTCACCTATTAAAGCTGAATACTTATTCTGCTCGACAGTAGCTACCGTATCTTCTCGCATCCTTTTTAGGACTTTATTTACAATTTGTAAGTATGTCATGCTTATGCTTTTCCTGCTAGTAGTTGAGCGAGGTAGTCTTGTTGTTGCCCTTGTGGTACTGCTGATGTCAATAGTTGTGGATTAAAGTTTAAACCTTTACCTACGTACTTAGACGCTAACTGCCCACCACCTACTGAGCCTCCTAACATACCTCCAGAGCCTCCTCCACCTAAGTTGAGTTCTCCCATGTCAGGCATGTTGAAGTCAAAGTCAGGGTGTGGAATGTCTATATCTTTTAATGCTTCGCGTGTAGGCTGAACAATTTTATCGTCAATAGACCGTCCTGCACTTTCTATGCCTTCTTTAACAGGCTCTAAAACTTTGTTGTCAACCTCTCTACCAAAATCACGTATAGTTTGAACTATTTTTGAGTTTTTAACTGAATCAAAGAAAACTAAACCATCAAAGTCAGGCAGATCAAAGTCAATGTCAGGTAGATCAATACCTAAGTCAGGGAAAGATCCCCCAGCTTTAGCGTATTCAACAACAGCAGATCTTAAAGCCGCTTCAGGGTCTGCACCTTCTAACATCTTAACAGCAAACTTGTTGACACCAACCGCTAAGTCATCAGCATTCATGCCTAAGATTTCACCAGAACCTGCTAATCCAGATAACTTATTTGCTGTCCAGTCTTTCAAGCTAAAACCTGCTTCATCAAGACCAATCAAGACAGCGCCTACGTAGTCTTTGTTAGCGATAGCATCAGCGGCTCTTGCTGTGTTCTGTATCGTGCTCATTAGCTCAAACTGAGAAGTAGCTGTAGAAGCCTGTGCAGTTAAGTCAGCCGCTTTAGCCACGTCTCCAGCCGCCGTAGCCGCCTCTGCCGCTTTTCCTAGCTCAGCCGCAGTAGTCTGTAATCCTTTAACATAACCACCAGCGGCTCCTAAGACACCAGCCTTAAACACATCAGACCCTCTAGCACCTCCTAGAGCCGCTGTAGAGGCAGATACTAGACCTTGACCTATTGCACTAGCAGTTGCTCCAGAGGCTCCAAACATGCCTCCTAGAGCCGCAGGAACACCAGTAAATGACAGCGCTATACTAGCAATGGCAGGTAAGTAGTCTTTGAACTTAGCGTCCTTAACTTCTAATGTTCTGATCTCTTGACCAGCAATAGGATCATAGATGTAGGTGGAGCCGTCTTTAGTAGATCTGTAGAGATCAACCCCAAAGTTATTGTACAAAGCCGCAACCATTGGGTCGTGGGTGTAAGCGTACTCAAGAGCGTCTGTGTAGTTCAGTCCTTGAGTTGCTTGAATGTACGGAATAGAGCGCTGAAGGATAGGCTCAACAAGAGACTGGAACTGTGCCATGTTCTCTGTAGTTGTGCCGTACTTGTGAGCGTTCTTGTAGTTAGCTCCCTCATTCACTGTAGGAGCTATGTCAAAGCCGTAGTATTCTGACAGAGCCGCTACAGGGTCTTCAGCAGAAGAAAGGAGGTTGTATGCGTTCTGAACAGAGTCTCCTGTTATGGTAGAGTCAGGATTATCATATACAGCAAAGTTGTCTGACAGTCCTACCTCAGCTCTGAAGTTGGCTGGGTCGCCTTGGTAGCGATAACCTGTCTGTCCAAAGTAATCGTTGTAGATGTCGTCTCTGCGGTTTACTTTCTTTGCTGAGTCTCCACTAGCGACACCACCTAAGAACTCCATAGACTGATTAAAGTAGTCAGTAGCGCTCTGTTGTTGTGGCATCTGAAACGAAGGTAAATCACCTAAACCATCAAAGTTTAAGTTAGCAAAGTCTAAACCTTCAAAGCCTGACAGATCCATCTGGTTAGGATCAACAAAGCTTTCTTGTTGCGTCAGCGTAGCTAGGTTTGGAGGAATTATCTTCTGTGGACTAGCTGGTACGTTACCTTGT